ACTGGTGTAGATAATGCAGGAAAGTTAACTCTAAGACCAGCAACAGAAATGGCAGGGGGTAGTTTTGGAATAACTTTTTCTGGGACAGGAGATGCAGACCAAATGGCTTCTACTTCTGTTATAACAGAACTAACAACAGCTTCTCGAATTTCAGCGGCTACTTTGGATATATTAGGTGGCTTAACTATAACAGACCCAACTATAACTACTGGAACTGTTGGCGAAAGACGAGCAGTTGATATTATGCCACAGACAGTTGCTACAACAAACTGGGGATTGTATGTTCGTGGAAACAACAACTTTTTGTCTGCTGATACTTATAAAAATTATATGGGTGATGCACTTGATTCCTATATAGAATTTGATGGTGAAGATTTAATTATAAGTAGCAATAATATAACTGCAAATGACGAGATACACTTCCAAAACTTTAGTGCCTATCTTTTTGATAACAAAGTAATATTCACCCAAACAGATGGTAATGAATATATAGATAGCTTAGCAGATGGGTATATGGATTATCGTGCTACAACTGCACATAGGTTCGGAGACGGAACAAATCAGTCTATATTTGAAGCTGATGGAACACTTGAATTTAATGGCACTGCTACTGTTTGGAGAGATATTAATATGGGTGCTGCTCAATTATCAAGACCAACTTCTAGTCAGCCGGATTTAGTAAATTTTGTTGATGAAGCAGGAGCAGATACAGGTATACAAACGTATGCGTTTGCAGTAGGAGAGAAAGTTCATGGAAGTTTTGAGATGCAACATGATTATAAACAAGGTTCAGATTTTACATTTCATATTCATTGGCAAGGTATTACAGCACCTACAGGTGGGGAAACAGTAGATAATGTTCAATGGAGATTAACTTATACTTTTGGTACAGATGATTCAACTTTAGATGCAGTCACTACTATTGATTCTGCTGATACAATATTTAATACACAATATGAGTTTCTTAGAACAGATGTTGTAGTTATTTCAGGTACAAATAGGGAGATAGGACAACAGATGTTATTTACTTTAGAAAGAGTAGATGCAACAGGAGATGATTATGCTGGTGATGCATTGATTGCTACAGTTGGTATTCATTATGAAATAGATACTTGTGGAAGTAGAGAAATAATAACAAAATAAATTAGGAGATGATAAATATGCCAGATAGAAACGGTAAAGGACCAAGAACAAGAAGCCCAAGACCTAGTAGATCAAGAGGTGGTCGTGGTTTAGGCAATTGTTAGGAGGAAACACAATGAAATTAGAAAAAGTAGAAGAAGCAGAACAAATCCCAACACAAGCGGTAAGATATACAATTATTGAACAAGAAATAGCAAAAGGTTATGTTGATGGTAAAGATGTTCAAATTCAAAGTAGAAACAGAAGAACAATAACAGAAGCACAAGTGAACGCAGAAATTCTCAAATGGCAAGAATTGAAAGATAAGATAGTAGCATTAAAAAAATAAACGAGGGAAATAAAAATGGAAATAGAAGAAGCATTAAAAATAGTAGCACAAGTTTGTGCCGAGTTTAGAGGAACATTAAAGGACCACACAGCACTTCAAAATGCAATACAGGAATTAACAAAAGGCGTTAATTCATTGAAAGCGTTGAAAAAAGAAGATAAACCAGTTAAGGTGGAGAAATAGTTTTCTCCTCTTTAATTATATAATTAGATATAAAGATTTAAATATAAGTAAAAATATATTTTCATTATAATATTTGAATGCAGGTGAGATATAAATGGTAAAACATTCTATTATAGAAAAGTGCAATTTTCTAGTTCCTATTAAGGAGAGTATGACTATTGGCAATGATTTTGTCATAAAAGGCATAGCAATAAATTCTACAGTTACTAGAAATGGCGTGAAATATACATCAGAAGAGTTATCAAAAGCAGCACATACATTGGAAGGAAAACCAATTTTAAAAGATCACGAAAATTCTATTGATAATATAATTGGAAGAGTAGTTAAATCCAATTTTGATTCAATGTTACAAGCAGTGACATTTGAAGGTAAAATACAAGAAAAGAAATATCAAGATATGATTAATGATGGTAGGATTAATTCTGTATCCATTGGCGCAATGGTTAAAGAAGTAGAAGAAGTCCAAGAATCAGAAAACACAGTTTTAATACCGAAAGGTATCAGTTTCGTTGAGTTAAGTCTCGTCGCTATTCCAGCAGACCCTAATGCAAATTTTGCAACAGCAATGATGGAATCCTTCAACGGAAAAAGAGAGAGTAACGAACTTGCTAATTTAAAACAAGAAATAGGAAAAACAAAATTAGAGACTGATATATTTAAGTTCAAGAATGAGCTTAAAAAGTCTTAAAAATTAGGAGGAGCGACAATGGCAGAATTAGAAGAACTCAAAAAAGAATTGTCAGAGTTAAAAGAACAGCTTAAGACAATGAAAGAAGAAGCTGATAAGCCCGAAGAGACACCAGAAGCTAAACCTGAAGTGGAAGCAGAAGCTGAGAAACCAGCAGAAGCACCTGCAGAAGAGGAAGCTAAACCTGAAGTAGTTGAAGAGGAAAAACCAGCAGAAGAAGAAGTAAAAGTTGAGCCAGAAGCCGAACCAGTTGCTGAGGAATCAGGGATTGCAGAGCTTAAAGAAGAGCTTAAAACACTTACAAAAACAGTTAAGGAATTTAAGAAATCCACAGTAGAAACAAAGGGTAAAGTTATGAAAGAGAAGCCAAAAGAAGATATAGCAGCAGGATTTGTTGTTGAAAGAGCATCAATTGGTAGTGGCTATACTCTTTGGAGGGAATAAAAAATGGTAGTTAACGCAGCAGGAGCAGTAGTTATTTCAGATGGTGGTTGCCCAAGAATAATCTCAGGATATGCAAGAGAAGCATTAGTTCCAGGTAATCTGGTAGCAGCTTCAGGAGCAACAGGAGTAGTTTCAAGTGGAGCATCATCATTTGCAGCAGCAGACATATTATTTGTAACAGGAAGTGGTGCAATGTTCAACGGAGTAGCATTAAATACAGCAGCATCAGGAGCTTTAGTTTCTGTAGCAACAAGAGGAATGTTTATTCTTCCAACAGATGCATCCGTTGTAGCTGGAGTAAAAGTAAGATGTGATGGACAGCAAGTTCAGAATTTAGGTTCTGTAGCAGCAAATCTAGCTTCCCTTCATTCAATCGGAAGAGCAGTAACAGCAGGAGCGTCAGGCGGTTTCTTAATCGTCGACATACAGGGGTAAATAAGATGGCAGAACTAAAATACCTAAAGGAATATCTAAGCACAGAAGACGCAACAGAAGGTTCACTTTTGATTGTCAAGAAAATTTTTGACACTCTAATATTGGAACAAGAAAAAGCTCTTATTCCAAGAAGTGAAGCAGCAATCGTATTTGGACCAGGAGACATTCCAGGCTCAAGTATTGATGTAGATTTGGTAACTGAGAACACTCAGGATATTAGGCTAGTATCAGAAGGAGCAGAAATACCTCTTGATGAAGCAGAATATACAAGCACTAATCTTAAACCTCTAAAATATGGTGTAGCTATTAGAATTACTAATGAGCTAATGGAAGATTCCAAATGGAATTTACTAGAGCACAATACCAAAACAGCAGGTCAAAGATTAGCTGAGAATGAGACAAGCCTTATCTTGACAGCTATGGCAGGTGCAGCAAACACAATTTCAGGTGGAGCAGCAGCAACAATAGCTAACATCACAAGAGCATTACAATATCTTGATGATGCAGATTATGAAGGAACAACATTGTTAGTTGGAAATGAGTTCTTACAAGATTTAAGAAACATTGACACATTTGTTGAAGCTAACAAATCTGGAAGCACAGAAATGCTTGCAACAGGATTCAAGGGTGTAATCTACGGATTGAATGTTCTTAGATTCTCAACAAATGCAGCACCATCAACTACATATAGTTTATATGGTTATGTTTATGACAGAACAAAAGCGTATGCTATTGCAGAGAAAAGACCTATCAGTATTCAGAACTTTGATTTGCCAACATACGATATGTCAGGTGCAGTAATCACACAAAGAATTGCAGTAGAATTGCTTAGAAGCTCTGCAGTTTGTAAAATCACTACATCTTAAATGTAGTATTTTTTTTTATTTTTTTATTTAACCGAATGGCTGGTAGTATGCCAGTGATTATTTTATAATCGAGTAGGTGAAAAATGACACAAGATGGTCTTAGAAGACGAAATTTTAATGTAACAAATATAGATGTAGCTGGTTCAACAACTTTAATAGGTGATGTGTCAGCAACAGCAGACATTTATGCAATGAGTGGTTCTATAACAATGGGAGCAGGAATTGTAATGGATGATATTGAAGTTGGTAAAACTATAATCACCGCTTCAAACAATGAAGAAGGAACAGTATTATGGAATGTTCCTGCCGAAACAATAATTTCTGGTGGAATGTGGGTTGTAGGAAGTGCAGCAAGTGGAACAACAATGGCTATGGTAGCAAAACCATGTCCAGGTCCAACAATAGTTCCTTTGGGAATTCAACTAGGAGATGTAGCAAGTGGAGCATTTGCGACAATACAAGTTAAAGGTCAAAATAATT